CCAAGTCAGGCTGAAATGTAGCTGCGTTAGTAATGACTTGACCAGCCAAGTTACCCGTATACAAGGTAGCATCCATCACCTTATTGCCTTGCTTGATCGTACTGTCAGGCAAGTTGTATGTATTGAGTGCTACGAAGCCAGAGGGGGGTGTGTAGCTGAATGGTTGCTGACCACAATTTAAATATGACGCACGAGTATTTCGTAAACTTATTGAAGGAACAAAAGTTAATGATGTAGACGCTGTATATGCTGGGTTTGCACCCGTTGCAGGGTTTCCGCTTAATACCCAAACATTATCTACTGCAAACCAAACTTTACCCGTTGACGGATCGTATGCCACTCCAATTGTTGCAACATTATTTCTTGCTATGCCGGTATCAGTACCAGTGCCGTTTGTGTATATAAACCAGTTTGTACTGAAATCGCAAATAGAGTATTCATTAGCTTGGTTGCCAACAAAATTTGTACTTGTTGTTGGTGTGTATGCGTTTGTTAACGACTGTATACCAAGACAAGCGAAAGTTGCCGCGCCTCCCAATGTATATTCAAAATACATTTTCCCTTGCAACGCCATAGTTGCTTGAGCATTGTAATAAGTCGAACCACCGGGTTGTGATGCAAGAAGGTTTGCGTACGATAAAGTTGCGCCCGCATTTAGAGGATTCAGCACAGCAAAGTTAGCCGTAGTCGCATTAGTCAACGTAGGTACATCGGTCATGGAGTCATACGTCACGCCACTTGTGATGCTGATGTTGTTCGTAGTCCAGTAATTACCGTTGCCTGAGAAGTCTTTACCCAAGCCTACGTTGCTTGATGTGGTCAACGCAGAGTTATCGGTAAACGGTAAATAAAAACCGTTTGTGCCGTATGTGCCTGTGTATTTAGCGGGTTGCCATACGCCTGTTGTGGAGTTGGTTGAGCCGAATGATGATGGGGTTAGTTGTTGTCCACCAACCATAATTGTTTCTGCAAATAAACAATCTGAATATGGGCCGCCAGTTTGACTACCAATTGTAGTAAGCAATCCATAATTCATGTAACTGCCATAATTTTGCGCTGGATACGATGCGCTAAAAAATGATGTTACCTGAACACCATTTACATAAATTTTAAATCTATTTGCAGCAACAGCTTGCGTATCATCATAAGCAAAAACAATATGATACCAAGCAGATGGATCACGAAACACCTGGTTAGTAACAATACTGCCGCCGCCATTACTTGTGTAAGTAAGACGATCATTAGAATCAATTAAAACTTGCGAATAGTTTGCGCCACCGGCATAGGCGCTAATTAAATAATTTTGTGCGCCAAGGTTGCCACGCTTCATCCATGTGCTGTAAGTCCATGTTTGTCCTTCAGCCAATACAGCAGCAGGAGTCCTACTCAAATAAGCAGACGCACTCGCACGAAAGCGCAGGGAGCGTGTGAGGTTGTAGCCTGTAACTGGATTGCCAGCTGCGTAGTTAAGCATTATGCAACTCCCATCGAGCGACCTTGCTCAAGAAGGGATACACCATCGTAGCGGAACACGAACAAGTCTTTAGCGCCTGCGCCTGTTGAAAGCGTAGGAACCGATGCGCCTGCCCACTTAAATATAGCATTCCAAGTCAACGTATTGCCCCCAGTGTTTTGCACAACCATCAGAGCGTAAAATGCGCCCTCTCTGAGGTTGGTCGGTGCTCCCATTGTACGGTTGGTTGAATCAAAAGTAAATGTGGCTGTCTGACCCAAATCCGTGTCCCAAGCGATGGTGGCAGCGTCTGTCAGCGCAATGTTGGGGCTATATCCAGTACCTGTGACACGCACAGATTGAGTAGAGAATACGTTATAGATTTGAAAACCAACGCCATCATATTCAATCAGTTGCATCTTGCCGGCAAGAATATCTCCGGCTGCAAGCATGACCTGACCATCACGAGTGATGTAGCGTGGACCATTCGAGTCAATGTTAATTGTGACCGCATCAGTGTTGGTGTTTTGAGCGATAAACGAGAACACTTGACCTATAGCGTAGCCACCAAGGGTAGGCGTAGCAGTTGCAGTAAGCGTGTTCGTACCAGCAACAGTAATCAACGTGCTAGACGTTGTAATGTCGTCAATTGCAGGAATATTGTCGTAGGAGCCGATCTGAACAAAAGTAGACGACTTCAGCACAAACTTGTAGAACACACCGCCGTTGACCCAAATTTCAGCAGGTGTACGTCCGGCAGAGTTGAGTACGATCGGATTGGTGTTGTTCTGCGCACCAGAAGATGACGTGAACGTAGTCGCTGGTGTGGTTGTGCCTGCAAGGTAAGTGTAAAGCAACCCACCAGACAAGGGGACGCCATTGGCGTCGAAGAATTGCGCGCCTGCGCCTGCGAATGCTGAAAGGTTGATAGACATTACACTATTCCTGTGGTGATACCGTTGACTACTGTCACGGTCTTAGAATCTACTGTTGTAAAAGTACCTGACGCCATTTCTGACCCATTACCAAGCTGCACAAACAAAGCGTTAAAGAATCGAAACCATTCCCTTGTCATCAGTCCCGTCTGTGGGTCTACCACAGGCACTTGGGAAGAAGGGATGCGGGTCAGAGCGTTATTAAGCATTTGTTGCGCTCACATCAAGTTCAGCAGCCAGAATGGCTATTTTAACTGGATCAGTGCCTGAAATCTCATACACCCGATCACGCAGTTTATCCGTCATGCCAAGACGACGCCAGATCACCCGTGTGCCGTACTCGCCCACACCACCCATTGTTTTCCAATGCTCGTTTGACCATGTGTGACCACCGTCATCCGACCAACGAAGCATCACTTGTGGCTGCACAAAGTTATCCACAGCATAGATGATTTCAATCTGATCTTCAATGGTTAATGTGCCAACAATTTGAAGTGGGTTCAAATACACCCGCCCAGGCACTTCAATCACCCCAGGCAAGCCCACGCCAGTTTCGCAATCAAGCTGCAATTGATGTTGCGCCGTGCGCTTAAGGTTGTTCGTGCCAGTGGGTAGCGCACGCCACGATCGTAACCATTTCTGAGTGCGATCGTGGTCTGAATACTTCTCTAGATCAAAAGAATAAATATTGCCGTTTTGATAGTCGCCTACCAAAATTCGATTAGCAAATGAAACTTGGCAGTTGCTACGATGGCGGCTAAAGCTACCATTAGTAAAGCTTGCACGCTCATGCCATGCTTGTGTGGCAATGTCGTATACCCAAGTTGCTTGTGCAGTTGGGAACGTCAGCACATAAAACGCATGACCGTCTTGCTGGTAAGAATAAGCAATCGCATCCGATATGTCGCCATACTGCTGAATCTGCCATTCAATGGCGTGGGTACTGACCCGCTGACCCGTGTAGCCATTAGAGCGATACACAACGCCACGTCCACGATCATCCGCGCCTAACCAAAACAAGCTGTTATCAAGCTTGGCGACTGAAAATGTTGCAGCGCAACCGATCTCGTTAAACGCACCTTGAATACGCTGCAATGGAAAGCCCGCACCTGCATTGGCAGCGTTGTACCAAACTTCAACCGAGTTGCCGCCAAACAACCACACTTCAGAACGGTTTACGATCGATGACACCAAATGGTCTGGATCGCCTTCAGCGCTTGCAAAGTCAAGTGGGTCAATGGATGTTGGGTCAAGTAGTGTGGTCGTCCATACACGCTGGCTGGCCGGTTCAATGAATACAAAATAGCCATCAAGGTACGATACGGTCAACGCACCAGGGAAGTCTGGGTCTGTAATCTCGCCGTAAGCATCCGTGTCAGCGTTATAGACAAAGGACGGTCCATTACACGCAATCATCAAATGAATGCCGTCATCAGCCATTGAAACGGGACCGTCATTAGCTAACAACCCAATGGTCGTCACAGCAAATACTGAATTTACCTTGTATAGGGTATTGCCTGATGCAACGTACAAATTATTGTCAAACGTCCATAGCCCACGGATTGGTCCAGTACCAATTGCGCCTTCCAACTTAAGTCCAGGCGCACGGTTCAAAAACGCAGGCTCTTTACCACCTTCCGCAATCATCTCAGGATAAATATTTATCATACGGTTATCCGCAGCGTTGATGCTGCGAGTAACATAGGCTGATCCCAAAATTGGCGATTTCATTAATAATTTCCAGCGAAAATATTGAACCGCTGACGAGTTGCCACAATCGAGTAAGGTATTGACATAATGTCGTCTGGATTGTTGATGCGTTTCAGATTACGCTTGGACGCCATAGCGATGCGTGACACTTGGGGTGAAGGCTCAACACCAAAGTCAGCTGCAATCTCACACGCCAGATTGTATTTAAACGCACGCAGGTAGCCCGGCGGGAACGCCAAGCTAGTCGCCAACTGAGCAGGCTGATCAAGCGGATCGACGCTAATAAAGTGCCATTCCAATACTTTGGTTGGGACTGGGTACACATAAAGATTAACGTCAGGATAATTAGTGTTAACCCACATCACTTGTGGATAAGTAGACGTAACTGTCTTGACCGCGATACCATCGTATTGCTGTTGGTTAATCAGTTTGATACCAAAAGAAACGCCATTGGACGGATCGATAAAGTATGTTGCATCATCCATCAGAATGGGACGTTTACCAACAAAGTCGCCCGTTGGACCAAGTGTGCGACTACGCGCGCCAGGTGGCCACAAATACACTTGATCTTGAGTAGTAAACACGGCAAGGCGTTCAGTTGACCAGCTGTCGATCATCTGGTTCATTGACGCCAAAGCGTCTTGTGCGGTCGCCGCAGAGGGTTCTTCAGCCTCAGCCAATTGCCCAATTAAGCGTAATGCGCCGTTTATCTGGTCGCCGGCAGTGGTGATCGCCATATTTACTCCGAAGTTTTACGTCTACGTTTTAGCGCGTTTACCGGCTCCGCATCTTCAGGCGTATCCAAAGTATACCGTACCCAGCCGTTTTTTACATCCTGTTCTGCCTCTAGTTCCATGTTGGCAACTTTGGTTCCGTGGACAGGGTGCTTTAAATATATGTGCATCGTTATTCCATGAAAGAAGGGGGCCGAAGCCCCCGACTTATTAACCAGCTACGCGGTAGAAAACGTAGGTCGAAGCAGCGGTCTTGCGAACACGCCACTGGCAAGCTGTAACTGCGGCAACCGCAGCAACACCAACCAAAGTACAACCTGTGTTAGCTGTCACGGTTGCAGCGTTAGTTGCGCCCGTGTTGATGATATAGAAATCAAAACAGCTGTCATTTTTCATGCTAGGGAAAGCTGCGTCAATGTCCGATGCCAGTGGCACGGTCAAGTTAACAGCTGCGCCAGTATAAGTAATGATACCGGTTGCTAATTCAGCAGGAGTCAGCGTTGCTGCTGCTGTCTTTGCCGTAGGAGCTACCTGAGTCACCATGTTGATTTCATTTACGTTGCCATCACCGAATTGATAGCCACCTGCGCCGTTTGGAAGTGCCATGATAATTTCCTTAAAAAGATTAGAAATAGGGCCGAAGCCCTATTTTGTTTAGCCCCACATACGCACGGCTGTGACCGGACGAATGGCAGCGTAACCGTACAGAACGTCAATACGGCAAGGCAGGCGGTCGTTGTTGATGTCGTACTGACGTACGATACGCAACGAGATGCCGTTGTGGACTTGGCGTGAAGCCATGTCAACGCCCTGTGGCAACAACAAGTCAGCGGTCGCAAAAGCGATTGCAT